TAATATATTGCAAGAAGTAAAAGATTTAGCAAAATGGACTAGTCTTTACGGAGGGGGTGGGATGATTATTAATACTCCTAGTCAAAAAGGAGACAAGCCACTAAATATAAATGCTATAAATAAAAATACAAACTTATCATTTAAGGCGGCAGATTTATGGGAGTTAAGCCCAACCAACTTGCCACCACAAGGAGAGAACAAACCTTATTCATGCTCTGGCTATTTTGATCCGTCTTTTATGTATTACGGAACTAATTTAGACAGATCAAGAATTTTATTATCAAAGGGCAAAATTGCTCCCTCTTTAATAAGGCCAACTTTAAGAGGCTGGGGGATGTCAGTTGCTGAAAAGGTTATTAGGTCGCTGAATCAATACATTAAAAACAACGATTTAATATTTGAAATGCTTGATGAGGCTAAAATTGATGTTTACGGAATTAAAGATTTTAATAGCTCTTTACAGGTAGAAGGCGGAGCGGATAAATTGGCTAAAAACTTGCAAATGATGAACCAAGTAAAAAATTATCAAAACGCCATTGTAAAAGATCAAGAGGACGATTACGAACAAAAACAAATGAACTTCGCAGGATTATCAGAAATGTTGCAACAAATAAGAATAGGAATTGCGGCAGATCTAAGTATGCCAATGACTAAATTATTTGGCTTATCTTCTAGCGGCTTTAATAGTGGTGAAGATGATATTGAGAATTATAATTCAATGATAGAAAGTGAGTATAGGGGCAAATTTGATTACATCATTATACAAATGCTGCAATTAATATGTAAAAAGCTTTTTGATTTTATACCAGATGATTTGCGAATTGATTACTACCCGTTAAGGATTTTAGGCGCAGAGGAAGAAGAAAGAGTAAAAGCTCAGCAATTAAGTTCTATTTTACAATTATATGATAGGGGTTTAATCACTTCAAGAGAAGTAAAAGAAGAGTTAAACCAATTAAATATTTTTGTAACAGATTTAGAAACAGATAACGAAGAAGATTTCCCAATTCCACCATCACAAAAATTTAAACCTGCCTCGCAGGACGGCGTGTTAGTTAGACAAAACTCTCTTAATGTAAAGAATCTTTTTAAAAAGAAAAAATCTTACGAAGAAATATTAACAAATTAAAATATTAAATAAATGACACTTAAAAATTATCAAGCATCAATAGATATTAATAAATTATATTCTTCTATCATAAAAGTACCCTCTGGCTTAAGTGAAGCATTAAAGCCAAGAATTACAAGTATTGGCGCAACTGTCAATGTTTATGGCTCTGAAGAAGAACCTACAGGCTTAACCCTTGCTAATATCAATGATAAAATGGCCTTAATATCCGCTGAAGTTTCTCTTGAGGTCTTTGATGGCATACCAAATTATCTTGCTTTTACTAGTAGCGGCACGCCGACTGAGTTAGTAATTAGCTGTATAGATACTAGTGAGATACAAACAATATCTTAATGAAACAATTTGAACCAATAAAAGACAATCCTGAATTAATTGAGAAGCTAGAAGAGCAAATAGAGGTTATTTTATATGATATATTATTTGCTCCTTTGATTAAGTCTATAGAAGAAAATAGAAAAATATTTTTTAACAATATAGACAATAGCGCAATTCTTAAAGCTATAAGATCTGGCAGGATTAGATATGGCAATAATATTTTCACTGGTGAATTTAATGCTGCTATATCAAAAGAGTTTAAACAGCTAGGTATTAAATTTAATAAAAGAATAAAAGGCTACAAAAAAGAGATTAATAATTTACCTGTCAATATACAAGTTGCAATCGCACAAAGAGAAGATAGCTATAAACAAATGGCAAGGCAACTAGTAATAACAACAGATAAGATTAGCCTAAATATTGACGAGGCAACAAAAAATATTAATTTTGACAATACTCTTGAAAAAGTTTTTGCTGATATTAATACTCAATTCAAAGAAACTGTTGCAGATAAAATAGGAATTAATGTTAGTTTCACACAAAGTCAGATTGAATTCTTATCTAAAGAATATACTAACAATTTAAAATTATATATTAAAAACTTTTCTCAAGAACAAACCCAAATCCTTCGGCAAAAAGCTGAGGATATAGTGTTATCAGGCACTCGTGCAAAAGATTTTACCAAAATAATAGAAGAAAGATTTAATGTAAGCCAGAAAAAAGCTAAGTTTTTGGCTAAACAAGAAATTTCGCTATTGACTTCTAAATATAAACAGGTAAAATATAATAAGGCAGGTATATCTAAATACAAGTGGTCAATTTCCAATGTTAGAACTAGGCCAGATCATAAAGCTTTAAATGGTAAAATTTTTAGCTATGATGATCCGCCAATTACTAACATTGAAACTGGGGCTAGAAATAATCCTGGTGAAGATTATGGCTGCAATTGTATAGCTATTCCTGTAATAGAACTCTAAATCCAATCTTAAACTTTTTTGTCATTTTTAAATTAAAATTAAGTTAATAAATACGGTATTGGTTACTCGTTATTTATAGTATAATGCTTAATTTTAATTGTCAATAAAAAAAGTAATATTTTTTTACATTTTACATGGCAAGGCTAACAGAGCAAGACAAAATCCCCCCTAAATCTGCGCAATCGGCAGCTAAAAAAGTTCTTGAATGGAAAGAAAAGCACGGAGACGAAGTAAAAGGAATGACCCAAACTGGCTGGACAAGAGCAAGACAAATTGCAAGCGGCGACCCCTTAAGCCTAGATACAATTAAAAGAATGTCACAATTTAGCAGACACGAAAAAAACAAAACAATCAACCCAAAATTTAAAGATGAGCCCTGGAGAGATAATGGCTATGTTGCTTGGCTAGGCTGGGGCGGTGATTCTGCTATTCTTACTTGGTCAAAAAGAATCATTGAAAAAGAAACGAAAGAAGAAAACTCAATTAAAACAAACGCAATCACTCAAAACTTAACGGCAAAATCCTATAAAACAAGGTTTTTAGAAGCAGGGGTAGTAAACTACCCAGAACAGAATCAAATGGTTTACATATCACCAGACAACTTGCCTATGATAGCGCAAAAATTCAAAGGCTGTAAAATAGTAATAGAACACAAAGAAGTATCAAAAGAGCAAGCACAACAAGAAATAGTTGGTTATGTTAGCAATATATATATGGAAGACGGCTGGGCGTGGGCTGATTTTACAGTTCACTCACAAGAAGCCATTGATGCCATTAATCAAGGTTTCAGTACAAGTTGCGCTTATAGTGCGGTCATGAAAAAAGAGGGCGGTATTAAAAACGCCGTTCAATATGATGACGAAGTTATAGATATTAGAGAAGATGATGTAATTACACATATAGCTCTAGTGCCTAATCCTCGTTATGATGATTCAATTATTCTTGAAAATTCTATTAACAACAAAATAAAAAATAAAATCATGAATATTTTTAAATTTAAATCAGAAAAAACAGATTCTAAAGAACTTACTCTAGAAAATAGCCTATTTGAAATTGACGGCGAAGAAATGCCAGTATCTGAAATGATTTCTTATTATAAAAACGCAATGGCAGAAAAGAAAGCAAAAGAGGAAGAGGAAAAAGCTAATAAATGTAAATACGCTAATGGCGATGATAAAATTGATATTGACGGCGAAGAAATGACTATTAGTGAATTAGCTAATTTTTACAAGAAAAACAAGAAGAAAAACGAAGAAGACAAAAAAGAAAATGAAGAAGAGAAAAAAGAGAATGAGGACAAAGAGGAAGACAAAAAAGAGAATGAGGACAAAGAGGAAGACAAAAAAGAGAATGAGGAAATGAAAAAAGAGGACAAAAAAGAAAATGAAGACAAGGAAGAGGACAAAAAAGAAAACGAAGAAGAAGAGAAAAAAGGAAATACTATGAAAAATTCTATTGAGAATGGCAGAGGTGACGATGTTAATTTAAATAGAATTAAGTATGAAAATGGAAATTCTAACCTTAACAAGCCTAAAAGAATTAGTTTATCTGAAATGCTTGAAAGAGGTCAGAATATGTTTAGCAAATAATAATTAAATTAAAATAAATTATGACTCAAAATGTAAACCAGTTCGGGATGTCTCTTGAGAAGGGTGTTCTAGCTCTATCAAAAGAAAATATATTTAATGCAAAAATTAATCCAGGATATGTCGGAACTTTGACTAACGCAAGCGCAGTCAAACTTGCCCCAAGTGTTGCTGGCTCTGATATAATAGTTAATGGAGCAACTTCTAATACTGATGATGTTTTCGGATTTATTATTTATGAATCGGCAAAAAATTCTTATAGTGCCGGAGATTTTGTTAGAATTGCCTCTACAAGTTCAGTAATGCTGATGGAAGCAAAAACAGCCGTTGCAAGAGGCGATAGTCTTGAGATTACAAATGACAACAGAGTTGATCTACTGAGTGCTGGAGGGGTTTTAATTGGAACTTCTTTAGACGATGCCGCCGCAGGTGGTGACTTAATCAGAGTATTAATTAAAACTAAATAATTAATATAAACTAAATTTTTAAATATTATGGACATAAACAAATTAAAAAATATGATGACTGTTATTGAGAATGGCAGTCATAACGGGATACTTTCCGCTGTACAACCTAGCGGTTCAAAAGAGCAAAAAGGCAATGTTTTAATGAATGCTGCCCCTGCTGGATTTCAACAAGAAATTGATACTTTAACAGCTGTTAAGCAAGAAGTAACTGAACAAAAATTTTATACTTTAGATCCTGCTTTATTTACTCCTATTGTGACTGGTTTTGGCGCTTATCAATCAGAAAGTTTATATTATCAAAACTTTCAATTAGGCGGAAACTTTGAAGAAGGTATTAGTGGACATGGTGCTTTTGCTAGAAAACCCAAAACTAATGTAGGTTATGATGCGATAAATCTGCCTTTCTATTTCTGGCACGCTGCACTAGATTACTCTTTAACTGAAGTCAGACAAGCTGCTGCAAATAATGGCGGCGCTATTAGATTAATTGAACAAAAAGAAAGAGCTTCTAAAAAGAACTTTGATCTCGGAATTCAAAAAGTAGCTCAATTAGGTATATCCGGACTAGATAAAGTTGATGGTATTTTAACTTTAGACAATCAAGGCGCTGCAAATAATACTTCAATTATTGTCGGCTCTTTATCTTCTAGAACTGCAACTGAATTAAATGCAATTGCTCGTGATTTAATCGCAGCTTATAGATTAAATTGTGATTACACTGCTTTCCCTGATACTTTCGTTATTTCGGAGGCAGACAAATTAGGCTTATCAAGTTCTTTTGATTCATCATCCCCTCAACCTCTAGTAACTAAGTTTGAGTTCTTATTAAAAGCATTTAGAGAACAAACTAATAATCCTGGCTTCGAGATTCTTGCTAGTGTTTATTGTGATACTACTCAAAACGACTTGGGTGAAACTAGATACGCTTTATATAATAAAGATATTGATACAATGGAAATGAATGTAAATATCCCTTACACTTCTACTTCTTTTAGTACTGGCAATGGCTTTGACTTTGAAAGCGTATGTTATGCACAATTTAGCGGAATTATTGCAAAAAGACCTAAAGAAATGCTATATTTCAGCTATTAATATTAATTAAACATAAATAATTATGATAACTTTACAAAATCAATCAAAGAAGCTTTATGTAGTTTCTAGTAACAGATATTTTAAGCCTAACGATACTATTGCCTTTGAAGAAGCAGAAGCAAAAAAATTATTAAGGTATAAAGATATTGTTAGCTTAGACGATATTGCAGAAAAAGCTCTTGAGGCTGCTGATAAAGCATCTAAAAAAGCTAAGAAAGCAAAAAAGGCTTCTGATAAGGTTGATGATAAGGAATAATTAATTAGTTAGTAATTATGGCTTGCACAGATCCTATCATTACAGCACTTACGCCAGAAGATTTCAAAAGTCAATTTTGGAATCCAAATCGTGATTTTAAATATATTGCAACTTGGGATATTGCAACTACCTATAATACAGGTGACCAAGTTTTTTATGACCTTAATAAAAGGTTTTATCAGTGCTTAAATGATGGGGTCGTGGGAGTTTTACCTACTGATACTAATGATTGGAAAGCTATATCTAATTTTGATTCAGTTTGCGACCTTGACATAACTAATGCTTATGCAGAGGCTTGTATCAATTTTAACAGCGCTTTATTTAGCAGCGATCAAGACAAGATATTAGCTTACTTATATTTATCAGCTCACTTCGTAGTAAATGATTTCAGTGCTGGCGGAATTTCTGGAGGGAATGTTGACGCTGGCTTAGTAAATAGTAAAAGTGTTGGCAATGTGTCAGTTAGCTCCACAATACCAGATCATTATTTAAAATCTGGTAATGTTTTTTATGCAACTACTACTTATGGCAGAAAATATATTGATATGATAAGGCCTAGAACTATTGGTAATATGGAAGTTATTGCAGGAGGAACTAATGCCTAATGCCAATGTTAAAATTGATTATAATATTGAGGGATTAGAAAGGATAAGAAAAAATTTAGAAGAAAGTAAATTAACAGCTAAATTAGGGATATTTGGTGATAAAAATAAAAGAGATGATAAAACGGGACAAACAAATGCAGATATTGGGGCGGCTCACGAGTTTGGAGTATTAACCAAAAAATTGCCTCGTAGGTCTTTTTTATTAGATCCTTTAACCATAAAAGGAAAGGAACTAACAAAGAAGGTAGGGCAAATAATAGATAAATATATTAACGAAGAAAACGGAATTGAAAAAATATTAGAACTAGTCGGAATTTATGGAGAATCAATAGTACAAGAAGCTTTTGAAAGTGGAGGCTTTGGAGCTTGGCAGCCAATAAAAGAGGCTACTGCTAATAAAAAAGGAAGCTCGCAAATATTGATCGGTAGACCTAGTCAATTAAGGCGCAGCGTAATTAGTAAAGTTGAAAAAAGAAATAATTAATTATGAGACAGCCTAAAGTTGATTTTGTTTTAAATTGCTGGTCAGAGCCAATAGAGCTTATAAAGATAACGACAAGCGTTGTTGACTATCAAAATGTTAGAACAGAAGAAATAATCAATTTTAAGGGGGTTATACAGCCTTTAAAAGCTGAACAAATAAATATAAAGCCTCTTGAGACTAGGAGTTGGAAATGGTTTATGATACATACAAGGGCAGAAATAGCAATCAATACTAATGATAAAATAGAAATTGATGATAAAAAATATAAAGTTATGGATAAAAATAACTATAGTCGTAATGGTTTTTATGAATATCATATAATAGAAAGTTATGAATAGGAGACCAATATTAATTTTAGCAGATATAATAAAAGATTTTATGGGGCTAAATGACGATCAAATATATATTAACAATCAGGATCTTGACCCTAATAATGCGCCTAATCTTTTTGTTACTATCGAGCCTACAACTTCAATAGTAATGAGTAACAACAATAGATTTAATCCAGACACAGAACAACAGATTATAAGTACTAATTATAAAGAAAGTTATGCTATAAATATTAGGTCAAAAGATGAAAGTGCAAGTATTAGGGAAAAAGAATTAGTAGCAGCTTTAATTTCTGATTTTTCAAGAAACAAACAAGAAGAATATTTTTTCCAAATAGCGTCCGTTCCACCTATTGGAGGAACTAATACTTCTGTGTTAGAGGGTGAAGGCATATTAACTAGATCTACCTTAAATATTACTATTTTTACACATTATAATCAAGTGAGAGATACTCTTGTTTATGATAATTTTACTAATCAAATTGAAAGCGAATAATTATGTCTATACCTATTCAAAATATCATTAATGTTTCAGTTACAGGAACTCCAGCTGGCCTGCCTGCTGCTAATGTAAATAGTGTTGCAATATTTACTACTGAAACTCCTAGTAACATTGACGAATTTAATACTTATGTTACAGCCTCAGCGGTTGAAACTGACTATGGCAGCAATAGCGTTACTGCTCAAATGGCAAACAATATTTTTGCACAATCACCGAACATTTTAACAGGCGATGGCCGCCTCGTTGTTATACCTTTAATAAATGCAATTAGCGCAATAGAAGGTATTTATGAAAGTACAGATATTACGGCCAATTTATCAAACTTACAAGCTGTTGCTGATGGCGATATTAGGGTTGTTTTAAATGGCAATAATATTGATCTAACAGGCCTAAATTTCACTAGTGCAAGTTCTTTAGATGATGTCGCAACAATCTTACAAAGAAAATTGACTGATGTTATAGTAACTGCAAAAACTACTGGCTTTGATCTGGCTTCTAAAAAGGTTGGCGCTTCTTCTTCTGTTGACTTAGTACAGTTGCCTGCTGGTTCTGGAACTGATTTAAGCGTTGCATCATTATTTAATGTAGCGGCTGGAACTGCAACAAGTGGCGCAGACTCACAAGGCGAAACTATATCAGAAGCTATACTAAGAACTGAAGAGCAAGTAAACTATACAGGACTTATAACAAATCTAGACTTAGAGGATACAGCTATTTCTGCGGTTGCGGCTACTGTTCAAACTAGAAATATGATTTTCTTAGCCCATGTATGCAGTACGGAAGATTTAGAGCCTACTACTGGTATTGCTTCAATAATTAAAGATGCTACACAAACTAAAACAAGAATTTTATTTTATTCAGTTAGTCAAGAGTCAGCAAACTTAATGAAAGCGTCTTATTTAGGCAGAGCATTTAGCGTAAATTTCAGCGGTTCTAATACCTCTCAAACTATGCAATTAAAAGCTCTTGCAAATGTATTGCCAGATCCAGCAATTAATCAAACTATATTTGATAAAGCAGAAACTGCTGGTGTTGATTATTATGGTTCTATTGAAGGCTTGCCAGTTGTTATTTCAAATGGCGCTAATAAATTCTTTGATTCTGTTTATAATTCTATATGGATTAAATTAGCGGTTGAAGTTGCAGGATTTAATTTCTTAAAACAAACTAATACAAAAAGGCCACAAACACCAGAGTCAATGACAGCCTATAAAGCAGCTCTTTCTCAACCATTAATACAAGGCGTAAATGCTGGGGTTATTGCTCCTGGAACTTGGAATGGCGATACTTTTGGCAATCAACAAGATTTCTTAAGAAATATAGAAGATAATGGCTATTATATTTATAGCTTGCCTATTGCGCAACAAGCGCAAGCGGAAAGAGAAGCTAGAGAAGCTCCAATAGCGCAAATTGCAACTAAAGAAGGTGGAGCGTTTCACTCTTCAAATATTATTATTAATATAGAGGCTTAATTATTAACTTTAAATAAAATATAAAATGACAATAGCATTAACAGGAAATGACTCAATCATAATTGACGGCTTGCCTTTGGTTGACTTAGCTAATGGCGATGTTGGAACTCTAACCTTTCCAAATGATATAACTTCAGCAACAACTGGTAAAAATGGTAATTCTATAATTGCCCTTAATGAAACTGGCAAGATTGCAGAATTAAGCATAAGAGTTTTAAGAGGTTCAAGCGATGATAAAACTTTAAATTCAAAGTTTAAAACTATGGAAGCTGATTTGCCTTCTTTTACTTTATTGACTGGCTCAATAGTTAAAAGAATTGGCGATGGTATTTCAAATGTTGTAGACGATACTTACGCTCTATCAGGTGGCACTTTCTCAAAAAGAGTTGAAACAACCTCTAATGTAGAAGGCGATATTGAACAAGGCGTATCAGTTTATAATATCAGATTTACTAACTCATCTAGAAACTTATAATGACAAATACTTTTACAACTCCAACAGGAAAAGAATTAGTAGTTAATAAATTAATATTTAAAGAAAGCTCAAGACTGCGTAAAGCGGTCTTGGGTGCTATTAAAGAAAGTAATGTTAAAATATCTGATATTGATTTTTCTAATTTACTTTCAGGCAATAAAGATCAAATGGTTTCAGCGGTTAAATCGGGAGCTTTAGATAAATTGATAAGTGTTTTAATACAATTAGATTTAAACGAAGAAGTAAGCAAGGCTTTAGATATTGCTTTTAAAAGATGCACTTGGAATGGCAAGGCTATTAATACAGATTTTTTTGATGATAACGAAGAAGCGCAAGGCGACTATTATTTTATAGCTGCAATGTGTTTAAAGGTTAATGTATTGCCTTTTATAGCCCCCCTTCTTTCATCGTTACAAAAGTAACGGCAGGAAGTGATACTATAAAGCCAAAGACTAAGATAAGTTGTGGTGATGATGATTTGATTATTTTAAGATTGGCAAAAGCGGGTTATGGCGGGGGTAATCCAGAAGTAATAGAAAATATGTCGGTTGATTGGGTTTTAAAAATGTTTCATTATGAAAATTTTTGCAACGATTATGAAAATGAGTATATAAATTTAAATAACAAGCAAAATGGCTAGTATAGGAGAATTATTTATTAATTTAGGCGTAAAAGGCGACACAAAGAAGCTAGATGAATTTAAAAGTAGCGTTACAAAATTAAGAAGTAATTTAATTGCTGTCGGCGCTGCTTTCACAGGTGCTATTGTTGGCTTAAATACTTTAATTAATAGCTCTTTGCAGGGTGTAGTTAGCTTGCAGAATTTAAGCAACCAAACAGGATTAGCAGTTGAGAATTTACAAAAATTACAACAAGCAGGGCAATTATCTAATTTATCTTTATCAGCTGATCAAATAGCGCAATCAGTAGGCAATCTACAAAAGAATATTGCGGATATAGAGCTAGGAGAAGGAAATATCGCACCATTTTTAAGATTAGGGCTTGATCCAGTAGGAAAAGATGCTTTTCAAATAATAGAACAATTAAGAGGAGCAATACAAAATATAGATCCTGCAAAAGTTACTAATTTAATCGGTCAATTAGGATTAAGCCCAGAGTTTATAAATATATTAAGATTATCAAGAGCGGAATTTAATAAACTTTCTGAAAATGTATTTTTAAACGGCCAGCAAAGAAAAAACATTGACAAGCTAGGAACTTCAATAAAAGCTTTACAATTAAGATTTATTGCCCTAAAAGATCAAGCAGTTGCAAAGCTAGCGCCAGAATTAGATAAGCTAGTAAACCAATTTTTTAAATGGGTTGATGAAAATGGCGATAACATAATACAATTAATAGCAGGTGTAGGCAAATCTTTCGCAGTATTTACAAAGGCAGTTAGTGGAGCATTTAGCTTAGTTAGTGGCTTTATTAATAAAATATCAGGACTAGAAAACGGAATAACAATTTTAAGCGCTGCAATGGCTGGCCTGCTTTTAACTTTTAGGCCTTTCTTGTTAGGACTTGGAGCGATTGTTTTATTATTAGAAGATTTTGCAGTATTTAGCGCGGGCGGTGAAAGTGCAATAGGAGATTTAGTAAACGCTTTTAAAAATATGCCAGATATTGTGAAGTTACTTGGTGGTGGTTTAGCGGTTGGTACTGTTGTTTCAAACTTTACAAAGATAGCAAACGCAATGAAAGTTATGCTTGCACCTGCTCTTGCTCTTGCTGCTCCTCTGACGGCGATAGTTGGAGGCTTAACTTTCTTGTCAAATGCGCCAGAGATTGGCGAGAAATTAGGCAAAATGGCCTCTGAAACAGAATACGGAAAACTAGCTGGCGATATTGCTACAGGATTTAAAACAGGCGGCTTTATAGGGGCTGTAGGCGGCTTAATACAGAATCAATCACCAGTAAACATAAATAATACTAATACTTATAATATACAAGGCACAGGCGCACAAGAAATAGGGGTTGCGATTGAAGGAAGTCAAAGCTTAAGAGACCAGGCAACAATTAATCAGATTAATAGTAATATTGAGCCCAATTTTAGACCTTAATTAATATATGAATATTGATCAAATTTATAGCCAGTTTTATCAAAGAATTTAATTGTTGTCATGTTGTTACTTGTTAAACAGAGCTGAATAGTTATAGGTTCATTAATTCTATAAAAAGTTTCTGCTTTATTGCAAGTTTCAGTATATTGATTGGGATTGTTTTTTATTGTTAATGAGTGAGTAATAAAAGTTTGTTTAACAAATTCTTTTATTAGTCTAGCTGAATTAATAGAAATGGGGTTGCTTAAATCATTATATAAATTAATTAATGATATAATATTAATAAAAGTATTAAGCATTAATAATCAAAATTTACTAAATCTAATTGAGTAAATGAGTAAGTTTCCATCTTGTTCGTTTTGGTATCTTTTATTGTAATAATACTAATATTTTTATTAGCGGCGTTGCAAAATTTTATTTCATAAGGTTTTGGAGCTTTAAAGTAAGTTGTTACATCTCGGCAACTAGTTTTAGCATTAAGCAGTGCCGCATAACGTTTATTATTTATATTTTTTTCAGGGGCTATAATTTTTGCTAATTTAATTCCTAGATCTATTGAATCAACGGAGCTAGCAAAAGAAGAGTTACAAGATACGAAAAAAAAAGTTATAATTAATATAATATATTTCATTTTATAAAGATTTAAATTAATAAAAATTTTATTAAAAATTAAAAAAATTTAAAAATCAAGTAAAATAATTAAAAAAAAGTAAAAAAATTTTACATTTATGACAAAAGAAAATATATCAGCTCAACAAAGATTGACACAAGGCACAGAAAATTTAAACAATCTTGTTAATAGATATGTAGTATCGCCAGTTGCAAGATTAGGAATTGCAGGTTTTGAATTTGATATTTTCTCTCAACATAAATCAGAAGCAAGATCAGACATAACAGATCATTATGTAGAAGATAATTCAACAAGACAAGATCATATTGCCCTACCTTCAAAAATATACACATTACGAGGTCTTGTTGGAGAATTGAAAACTGAGCCAGAAGAAGAACAAAATCAATTTCAAGAAGTAGCTGAAAAATTAACAACATTAAGTAGCTATTTACCTATTGTTACAGATAGCGCAAAACAAATAAATAATTTATTGACAAGCGAAAAAAACTCAACAGCTCAAACAATAGATCAATCAGTTGAAGCTGGGATCAATTTATTTCAAGCATATAAACAACTAAATCCCCCAGACACAGAGCAAGCAAGGGCATATAATTTTTTTATGGCTTTAAGAGATGCAAAGCAATTAGTGTCTATTGATACGCCTTTTGGCTTTATTCCAGATTTAGCCATTGAAAGCATTATAGCGATACAAGATGATAATAAATACATAATGGACTTCGCAATAAATTTAAAAGAATTTAGGGAGGTATCGACACAGCTTGCAACGTTTGATCCTAAAAAAAATAAATCACAAGGCAGGGCAGAAAATCAAAAAGCAGAAGAAAGAGAGCAAGGACAAGCAACAGGACTTGTTTCAACTTTAAAAAATTTTAAAGAATCTGGACTTAATACCATTAAATCGCTTATACAATAATGAAACAAATTACAGAAATTACAGATTATCCAAATCAAAAATTTACAGTAGTTACAGAAACTAATCAGACTTTTGAATTAAAATTGCAATATAGTGATATTAATCAAGGCTGGTTTTATTCTTTGAATTATAATGATTTAGTAATTATTAATAATGCAAGAGTAGTTACTAGCGCCAATATGTTAAGAAATTTTAAAAATCAATTACCTTTTGGATTAAGCGCCGTTACTAATGATGGAAGCGAGCCAATATTTATTGATGATTTTTTAAGCGAAAGAGTGTTAATGTTTTTACTTAATGAAAGCGATGTTATAGAGATAGAGCAAGAATTTTATAATAATTAATGACTATAAAAAAACTTAACAGGAGATTTAAATTAACATATCAAGTAAACGATGAAGAGGCTTTGATTATTAGAAGCCCTTTAACGATAGAATTTGATATACAGCGCAATAATGCCAGCAGCCTAAATTCAGCAATAATTAAGATTTATAATTTATCATTAAAAAATAGAAACTTGCTTTTTAAATCAAGAACTAATGTTAATGATGTAAAAGAAAGAAAAACTATAATATTACAAGCAGGATATGAAACATCTTTAAATAAGGATAGTGAAATGTCAGTAATATTTCAGGGTTATGTATTAGAGGCTGATTCATACAGAGAAGGGTCAAATGTCATTACTTTTATTAATGCTCAAGATGGAGGCCTGGGGGTTTACAATTCTGCTGTGTCTCAAACTTTTGCCGCTGGTTTATCTTTTAAAGATTTATTTAAACAAGTATCGTCACAGATAGAAGGTGTTAATCTTGGCAAAGTTGGCAATATTGAAGGCAATATAAAGACTAGCGCTGTATTAAATGGAAATGCTTTTTATTTGTTAAGTAATAGATATTTTAACGAAAAAGTGTTTATTGATTTAAACAAAATTAATTTAATGAATTTAGATGAATATATAAAAACTGCTTTTGTGCCTCTAATCACAACGCAAAGCGGATTACTAGGAACGCCAAGAAGACAGGGCAGTATTATTGATGTTAATTTAATTTTTGAACCTAGAATACAAATACAACAATTAGTTGAAATAAAATCTAGTATCAATCCTGTTTGGGACGGACAATATAAAGTAATAGGAATTAAGCATCAGGGTATAATTTCAGGAGCAGTAGGGGGGGACTTGGTTACAAGCCTGCAATTATTTATAGGTGAAGAAATACTTGGAGAATTAAAAGCTATATAATCATGACAAATCAATTATCAAAAATAGATCAAGCAGACTTATTTTTTAACACAATTAAGAATATTAATTTTAATCTTAATTGTCACAGGGTAGGAATTATACAATCTTTTGATGCTTCAAAGCAACTAGCTAATGTTTCTATAGTTGATAAAAGCATTAAGCTAACAGGTATATCAAGTGAAGAGTTGGTTGATATGCCTTTACTTGAAAATTGTCCAGTTATGGTTGCAAAAAATATTAATGGCGGCCTGACTATTCCAATTAATACTGGCGATGCGTGCCTAGTGTGTTTTAATGATAGAGATCTTGATAATTGGCTTGAAAGTGGATTAATACAAAGACCTAATACAGATAGAACACACGATTTTTCAGACGGAATTATTATTGCAGGTATAAGAAATGATTTAAACAAAATAGATAATTTTAACAACCTTGCAACAGAATTAAATTACTTAAATAATTTAATTTCTATTGATAGTGAAAAAATTAACTTGATTAATCAAAATGGCGGCTCTATTATTATAAATGATAAACTAGAGCTAAAAAACACAGCGGATGACCTCAAATCGATATTAGAAGAACTTGTCAATATCATAACCAATTTAAAAACTGTAGATCCTGTCAGCGGAAACTTGCCTATTGATTCTGGTACTGCTTCGGCTTTATCTTCTTTAACCTCAAGAATAGGAGGGCTTTTAAAATAATGACTATTAGAGCAATAGACCAAGACAAAGACTGGACTTTCGGAAGCGGAAGAGGTTCTTATAAACGAGATCAATTATCACTAATTCAAGACTTAGAAACAAAATTAAAAGAATTCAATAATGATTGTTTTTTTAATATTGAGGCTGGCATTGATTGGTATAATAGAATTGGAACAAACAGAAAAAAAGAATTACAACAAGATATAAAAGTTTTAATACTTCAAATAAACGGAGTGACCTCAATACAAGACTTGCAATTAGATTTCAACAACACAAGCAGAAACTTAAATTTAACTTATAGTATAACTACTATATATTCTAACGAAACAATCACTAATAATATAGTAATATGAGTGTATTAGATGCAAATGGACTAACTATAGACAGTTTAGAAGAAATTATAACAGCTTTAGAAGTTGGTTATAAAGAAATTTATGGCAATGATATTAATGTTGCAAGCAATACGCCAGACGGCCAACAAATAAATATATCAGCTCAAAACATATTTGATTTATTAGAAGTATTAAAACAAATAAATTCAGGCTTTGATTTAGAGCAAGCAATAGGAATTGTATTAGATCAAAGAGTAAGCTTACTAGGTATTACAAGGCAAGGCGCAACATTTACACAACAACAAATAGAAGTTACAACAGATAGAGCCTTAACGCTAGAGGGTCTTGATGCGGCTGCAACTGATCCAGAAGGCACAGGCTATACAGTAGCAAGCGATTCAGGGGTTGAATTTATATTGCTTGATACTTTTAATGCTCCTAGTGCTGGAACTTATAACTTAACTTTTAGGGCGAAAGATTTAGGCTCAATCACAACAACACCAAATACAATAACAAATCCAGTAACTATTGTTTTAGGTATTACAAATATTAACAATACAACAGGAGCTTTAGAAATTGGACTTGATGGCGAACTGGATTCAACTCTTAGACTAAGGGCAACAAGATCAAGTGCAAATAGATCCAAAGGCTTTATTGATGGATTAACTGGCCTTTTAGGTGATGTTGCTGGGGTCACTGATGTTAGAGTTTATGAAAACTTTACAAGCATTACTGATAGCAACGGAATACCAGCACATTCAATTTGGGCGATTTGCGAGGGTGGCGCTAATACTGATATTGCTAATGTTCTATATACTACTAAAAATGCAGGAGCAGGAATGAAGGGGGCGGTAACAGTAGATATAACAACTATAAACGGAACTATATTTCAAGCAGCTTTTGACAGGCCTTTATCAAAAGAACTTTATATTAGGTTTGATATACAAAGAACAATATCGGGACAGCCTTTTGATGAAGATGCAATAAAGCAATATATAACTGATAACCTAACTTTTACTATAGGTGGAGCCGCTGAAACTTCAAGTATTACACAAATTGCTTTACAAGGAATTAATGAAAGTTCAGGTGGGGGCGTGCCTTTAAATGTGGAAATATCGGATGATGGTTTGTCGTGGGTTGACTTTTTAGAGGTCGTAAGCCTAGAAGAAAAGTGGATTGTTGACAATGCAAGAATAACAATAAATATACTGTAGTGGCAATAGATTTAGAAAATACAATAGAGTATTATAAAAACTTATTAATTATTCAATATAAGAATAAAGAGAAGGCGGCGGCCACTATTGATTTACTTGTTAGGACTGCGTTAAGTGATAATATAGTTAGTCAAGTATTAGATGGCTATGATTTAGAGGCAGCAATCGGCAAACAGCTTGATGTATTAGGTAAATATATAGGAGCAAACAGGCTTTACGCAGATATCACAGGGGAGAATTTCTTTAGTATGTCAACCTATAGTACAGTTAATACGGACACAAGTCTTGGCTTTACTGATTATAGCAATTTCAATTCTGAAAGTGGCAGCTTCTTAAATTATACTAACGGATCAAGCGCAAAATCTTTGGAGGATGATGATTATAGAATAATTTTAAAATTAAAAATCGTACAAAATAATTCAGATCATAGCAATAAATCTATTGATGAAGGGCTCTATAGTTTTTTTGCTCAAGATGTTATTATGAGTGATACTCAAAATATGAGAATATCTTATTTTGTAAGCGGAGAAAATAGAAATATTGCAATTATTGCAGCAAGTAAAAATATTTTACCTAGACCAATGGGGGTAAAACTAGAGGGTATTATTGAGAAAAACAAGAAATTTTTTGGCTTTACTAACTACAAAAAAACAACACAGTCGGACTTAACAACTGGCTTTACTAATTATACTGACGGCTTCACAAAAGAAGGCGAGATGTTGAATTATGACAAAGTAACTATTTTATAAAAATTATGGCAAAACTAACAAGAGTACATCAAAAAATATTTGCAAAAGACGGGGGACAAATTGGCGTTTTTGGTTCAGCGCAAGCAAACTCGCCAGCAAGCGGAACTTTAACAACTAATCCAGACGATGTTCAATCCTTAGCAGCTTATGAGTTGGGTTGGTCCGCTGCTTCAATAGGAGGCACAAAAAGACCAACAGAAGAAGAATTTAATGGCATTAATTTTGTAAACACAAGACAGATTGCTTATTTATTTCAAGAAGGTATTGCAATTTGGAATACTGAAACAGAATATAACACAGAAAGTCTTGTTAAAGAGGACGGAACAACAAATATTTATAAATCAATAACAGATGCCAATATAGGCAACCCTTTAAGTGATACTAATAACTGGGAATTTTTAACTAGTTTAGCTTCTGAACAAAACAAAAAAATAATAAATAAATTAGCTAATTTTCCAGGTCCAGTAGCTGGAGTTATTACTTTGCAAGATAATACAGATTATAGAATTAGCGGCGTAATAAATATTGGAACAAACAGGATAGTTTTTGGCGATAATTGTTCATTAACAGGGGATAATCCGCAAAATGATATCCTGCAATACGAGGGAACAAATGCGATGTTTACTTCCCTTAATCAAAATGTAGTAATAATAAGACTAGGTATTAGTTGTGATTCTGGTACTTTGTTTGATGCGACTAACATTGATTATACTATTGACCCTGTAGCTGACCCATTTCAAGGAAGGTCAAAAAGATTTTATGTTTTTAATTGTAATTTAACAGGCGGAGCGGCTGGCAATGGTAGTTCTTTGGGTGCAGTTGAAGGCTTTGGAACTGTAAATTTTAATGCTAATTTTATTAATGCTTGGGATACAGGCTTTGAAGTATCAAATGGCTTATCTTTTGAGGGTTTAAATAATAAAGTAGTTTTGTGGAATGGTCAAGGTACAACAATGCTTACCTTAAGGAATAATAACTGGTCAGGACAAACAGGCGGAGCAGGCAGCTATATACCAACAGGAATAAATGCCTTAAATTTTAATGGAAATATATTGCATCCCAGAACTACAGATTATGCTTTAAACATAGAAGAAGGAAGTACTGCTGCTTCTGGCAATATATCAGGAAATATATTTATATCAACAGGAATTACAACAGGCGGCATTTTTAATCCTAATAGCTTAGGATATAATGATTTGCCAACATATAACATACAAGGTAATCAAGGCGTATCTGATAACGTGCCAAAAATTCAATTAACTATTGATAATTTTGTTGGCTCTACAACGTCTCTTACTGCAAATACGCCAACAAAACTGGATTTTAATAATACCATTAAAACTTCAGAAAATCTTTTATTCTCTAGTAGAATATTAGTAACAGATGCGACCAATTTTGAAGAGGGGCAAATTATAACAGGTGGCACAAGTACTTATACGGCAAAAATTCAATCAATAGATTTACCAAATAATTATATATATGTTGAGTATGTTATTGATGGAACAGGAGATAATCAATATTTTACAGTCGGCGAAACAATAACAAGCACAACGGCAAGCACAACTTATAACGGAGTTGACGGGACTTTAAAATATTATGGTGACAAAACTACTTCATCAAGACTTTTTTCAACTCTAACCTTAGTAAAATCACAAGCTGGAGCGGATACTTTTAGACTTTTATTTAGAGTAAACGGAATTAATGATAATATTACATCATCTTTTATCGAGATAGATTCAGGCGTAGCATTACAAATCACTTTACAAGCCTTAAAAGATCTTGAGAAAGATGATATTATAGAAGTTTATGTTGAAAACACAACCTCAGGCGATGACGTAGTATGTGAATCTATTGTGTGGAATATTACAGGCTCTTAATAATTAATAAAATAAATAATTAAAATTATGGCAAATCCAAACTTAACAAGAGTACATCAAAAAATATTTGCAGAAAATGCAATTACTGATGAAATAGGAGTATTCGGAAGCTTACAAGCTGGTACAAAACTAACAAGCTCTAATATAGCAACATTGCAATCTTTAGCGGCTTATGGGCTAGGCTTTAGTGATGCGACTACATCTGGTGAACAATTACCAAGCCTTGAGGAAGTTAATGGCCTACATAAAACAGAAACAGAACAATTGCAATATTTATTAAATAAAGGTATACCAGAATATTCAGCAGACGCGGAATATTATATAGACGATATTCAAAGAGAAGTCGGCGGCACTAAATTATATAAATCAATAACAGATCATAATATCGGTAATGCTTTAACTGATGCTCTTAACTGGCAAGAATTGGGTGATTTAGCTGATTTAATTAACTTAAATCAAGCGACAACAACAACTTCAGGCTTTTCATTGCTACCAAAGCAAATAACAATTGAAAACGATTCAGTTGACACAGATCACGATATTTTATTCAATGCAGGTAACTTCCAATTTGATGACGGAAGCGGTCAAGCGGTATTATCTAGTAATCTTAGAAAACGAATAGATGAGGCTTGGGTCGCTGGTAGTGATCAGGGCGGTTTATTTAGTGGCACGGTAGCGGCTAACTCAACTTATCACATGTTTGTTATTAGCAATGATGATGGTTCGCTTGTAGACGCAGGATTTTCTAGTGATGTTAATGCAGCTGATATACCGACTGGCTACACAAAAAAAAGAAGAATTGCAAGCTTAAGAACTGATGCAAGTGACAATATTAGAGCTGGTCAATATATATTTAATAACGACAGTTCATATAGATTTATTTATGATACTGAGATTATTGAAGGTACATCGATATCATCAACAAATCAGAATTTACCATTAACTATCCCAGATAATATATTTCTAGTTCCTTTATTAACAGTGAGATTAAATGTGGGGCCTAGTGTCAGTAGACAATTAATTATAAATGATAAAATTGTTAATATTGCTGAAAATGACTCAAGAGTATCAAACTATCCAAATCACATATTTACATCAACTAGTATTGTTACTTATAGAGTTGATAATACTTTGGGAGTCCAAAGTTTGTCAATAGAAACAAATGGATGGATTGATCATAACTTATAATTTAAAATAATATGACACAACAATATAGATATAACACAGAAACAGGACAACTTGTAGAAGATGAGGGCAATCTTGGAATTTCTTTTTATCAAGCCCCATGGATAGAAGCGACACAAGCGCAAGCAGAAGCCTATGAATTACAAGAAGCCAAAGACTCTAAAGTTGCACAAATGAAAATTAACCGTGATGCTAATATAAGTAAAGATTATACTTCATCTCAAGGCAATGAATTAATTTATAATCCTAACACAGGAGCATATGATATAGGAGAATTATTTTATTTTCATTTTAGCGTAAAATTAACCAGCTTAACTGCCACTAATCCAGAGGTAATATTAAGAGAAGCGCAAGAAAGCGATCTAATGTATTCTTGTGATATAATTGACAGTAGCGCTGAGGGCGCAATAAGAAAGGGCTATATTAACTTAACTGCCGCCTTATCTGACGAGATAAGTATTCATGTTAAAAATAGAACACAGGATAGTATTATATGGGGAAATAATCTTGAAGCTGAGATTAATTCTTGCAATACTATTGCAGAGGTAGATGCTATTGATATTAATTTTGATAATGTTAATTAATGAAAAAAGATTTAGTATTTTTAAAAAACAAAAAAAATATAATTAAAGCTTTTAAAGAAATTGACAGAGATAAACTTCATTTAATTTATTTTGATTACAAATTAAATTGGCATAATTTCTATCATAACCCACTATTAATAACAACTAAAGCCCTTGCATTTTTAACAGGCAAAAAAGATATTGATCACGCGTGCCACATTAATAGATATAATTATGACAGATCTCTAAAATGTTATTTACCCATAGTTTTTGAAGCGCAAACAAAGGGCGGCATGATTGAAAATGATTTACTTTCAAGGCTACAAAACTTTCAAGGCAAATGCTATATTGAAACTCTAGGAAAGGTAAATAAAACAAAACTTGAAACATTTACACAAAAATATAAAAATGTAAATTATTCAGAAGTTGCGGCGGCTTTTTCTGGTATAGATTTAAAATATTTTAACAATAAAAAATCTAAGGCTGGCGGTTTCTGCTCTTGGTTAGTTACTTTATGTTTACAAGATCAAGGCTACAATATTAAGGCAGAAGATGGCAATCCTTTTGAAGTAACTCCTACTGATTTATGGTACGAAAACAAATCAGACAAAAAACTTTTATATAAATATGAAGATAAATAAATTAAAATATTCTTTTATTATATTATTGTGTCAATTATCAATAATATATACTGCATACTATTTATTTACAAAGCCTACAGATCACTATAAATATTACAGAAATATTTCTTTAATAAAGGAAGATATGAAGAAGGCTGTTAAAAGTTGCGGTGAGGGTTATTTTATGTCTTGGCTTGTTATGAAGTCAACAAATTTAAAAAATAAATTTATGTTTGAAGAGGTTCTAGGGTGCAATAAAGATATGTCTAATAATTGTGTTTTTAGTGTTAAACAATTTAATTTAAATACTTTTTACAATAAGTCAGATCATGTCATTGATAGAAAAACATATAATTTTTTGCTATCTATTCCAAATGCAGAGGTTGCATATTTTGATAATATAGAAAGCTTAAACAAATATGATACGATAAAATATATTAATGATAACACTAATCTTCAAATAAAACAACTTGCATTTTCTGTAATAAAAAACAAAAAAGATGATTTAATATATGTTTTTTCATTATCTAACACTAATAATCAAGAAATTTGCGCCAGAAAGAAGGTTGTATTACTGCTAAAAGAATTATCGCAAAAAGCTAAAAATAAATTTTACTAATGGAATTATTTTACGAAAGAAATTTTTATGGAGTTCTAGGGCTTTTAATAGCTGCGTGTATTGCTATGTATAGATTCTTTACAAAAACACAAGTGCAACAATTAGAAAATTCAAACCTTAAATTAAAAATAGAATTAACAGAGAATTTTAATAAAAAAATATTAGATAGTGAAAATAGATTAAAAAGAATTATAAAAGAAGAATTAAAAGAAGTTAGAGAGGATGTTAAAAATGACTTTAAAAAAGACAAAAATCATTTAATTAAAAATATAAAACATACTAACGACTTAATGCAAAAAAGCCTAGAAATAGAGCATGATAAAATTATGCACACAGGAGAAAAAATTTTAAATAATATAAAAAAAGCAAATGATTAAATATGTAATAATTATATTTTTTGCATTAAGCGCAACAGCAAATGCAAAAATTAGTATTGGTTCTTCTATATTATATTCAAAACAAAATCATCCTACGCTTAAATTTACAAAATATATAGATCAATTTAAACCAAGTAGCCTTACTGTTGGTTATATGAAAAAAATAAATAAATTTGCTATTGGTATTTATACTAATAGACTGATTAATATTAAGTTAAAAAGAGGGGTTACAAATGGAACTAATAACTTTAATTATTATTCATCTACTAGATATAATCTATTACAGGTTGGTTATGTTAGAAAAAATATTATGCCTAATATCTTTGTTTCAGATGTAATTCTGGATCAAGAACTGTATTTTAATAATTTCAAAATTGAACACAGTAAAGACAGAGTGTATCTTTTTGGATTAGGTGCTAATATATTTCTTGATAAACAATTTAACTTAAATCTAAATTATATTATGCCTCGAGAATCAATAGGGCTTGAGGGTGGTTTATCTTTTGGTATTAATTATTTATTCTAAGTTATGAAAAAATATGGTTTTTTATATTCTAATTGGGGCAATAAATCTTCAAAAAGATTAGCTGGTTTATTAATGGTATTTGTTGGGGTTATTGCTAAAATAATGCTTGTTATTTATGGCGGTTTTATTAGAATGGCTGATAACTTCACGATTTTTGATAAATTAGACAGCAGTATTGATAGTTTATTTGTTGCTGGATCTGTTTTGTTAGGAATGGGAGTAGCCGAACTTTTAAAAACCAAACGATAAAATATGAAAAAAATAAAAAATAAAAACTGGGTTATCTTATTTTTATTAACACTTGTAATTGCTGGTTGTTGCAAATATTACTCCTCAGCTCCATCTCTTTAAAATAAAAAAAATATGAAAGAAATTTTAGTATTTTTAACGACAGCTTTAACGGCGTTTATAGCTTTTTTCTTTACAGGAAAGAAAAAGGGCAAAGAGGAGGTTATAAAAGAAATAGAAAAAGAAAATACCAAAAAAGCAAAAAAAACAAAAAAGAAAAAAAATGAAATTAAAAAAATGGATTCTTCTAGCCTTGATCTTGAGTACGCTAAATTGCTCGGCAAAAAATCAAATAGATAGTTTTTGTTTATGGGCTGATGATGAGCTAGTATCCTTAAAAGAATTTAAAAATCTTTCTACTAAAAGCAAGCAGAAGATTTTATTGTATCAATCTAATTATAATGAATATTGCGATGAGTTATAAATTTAGTAAAAGATCACTTAAACATCTTGAAACTTTGCATCCTGATTTACAAATCTTATTATATACGGTAATTAGACACTATGATTTTTCTGTTATACAAGGCTTTAGAAGCAATGAAGAACAAGACCAAAGAAAGAAAGAAGGTAAATCTACCCTAGAAGGCGGCAAAAGTAAACATAATATCTTCCCTAGTTTGGCGGTTGATATAGCGCCCTATCCTATAAACTGGGAAGATATTAGCAGATTTTATCATTTTATAGGCTACGTTAAAGGAACTGCGGATCAATTAAACATTAAAATAAGATGCGGTGCAGATTGGAATAATAACAATATATTAAACGATCAAACTTTTAATGATTTAAACCACATAGAATTATTACGATAAAATGAAAAATGTATTAAATTCAGCAACTTCAAATGTGCTAAAAAATTTATTTTCTTCCGAAGAAAGTGCAGTTGACAGAGCAAGAAGAGTCAGAGCATTATCACCAGTTTCTACATATTCAGATTTAGTGTTATGGTATGATGCAGTTTCGAAAGATGCTTATATATCTGGAGAGGGCATAGTTGATCAATCAAGAGTTACAACTTTTAGAGATACAAACCCCCAAGTAGCAGCGGTAGATAAAAATGATGCAAATCAAACTGTATTAGCAGACAAACCTTATTATATAAAAAATGCTTTTAATGGATTGCCTGCTATAAGGGGCGCTATAGGCTCTATAATACATATGTCTTTATTGTATCCTGATAAATTGCCATCATTCACAAATCAAAGGAGCATATTTATTGCTGTTAGTGGCATAAAAAATGTTTCTGGTATTAATAAATCTGTTTTTTATCAAGGGTTTGGTGTATCTGGTGCTGGGACAGCTCTTTCTATCGCAGTAAGTACAACAAATCTTAGCGCTGATTTAAGAAACTCAAGATGGGGAAATAGTAGCCTGGCAAATCCTTCTAGTATGGTAATAACACTTACTCTACCAGATGGCGCAAATACTGATGATATAACTATAAGACGAAATGGTTTTGATTTTGGAGCTGCTCTTGATGCTGGATCGATTGTTGCTGTAAATACCTCTGACAATGAAACTAGAATAAGAATGGGTCATGATTACGACATTCACGAGATAATTATGTATAGCAGGGAGCTTTCAAGCGCTGAAATAGAAGGGGTTGAAAATTATCTTGCGGAAAAGTGGCATATAGCAGCTATATAAAATCAAAGTGAACAATCCGTTTATTTATAATTTTTAGGTTTAAAAATAGGCTTATCTTTTATTCTCTTATAGGGATATTCTGCCCCATATTTCTCATATTGCAACTTGTATTTATCATAAAATTGCCTTTTAATTCTTAAAGTAGGTAAATCTTTATTTAAAATAGTAAGAGTATATCTACAAGTTTCTGTTTCTTGAAAATCATATTTTACATTAGAAGGATAGTAATATATATCTACTATAGAGTTGCAGCGGTGCATCCTGTATTTAAGATAATCAAAAGGGTTGCAAGCTGGTAATAATAATAAAATAATTAATTTTTTCATTATTTTAAAATTCCCTCTTTTTTCAATATAGATAAACCCTCCTCAACTGATCTTGCTATATAATATCTGTTATTTGCTGCAATACATGTATTCTCAAATGCTTTTTGACTAGGTAATTGCTTGCCAGTATCTGTCTTAAATTCAATATAAATATGATGACATATATTATCTTCTTTTATTGTTCTAAACTCGTAATCGGCTTTTCCTGGTGTCAATCCTTTGCTTTTAAGCAAAGACCCCGTAGTTTTATTTCTATGCTCCCCAGAAGCGTCATAGCTCCAAAAAACAGCAGTTAATTTATTCATCCTCTGGTACATATTAATCATAGCAGCAAATTGCTTGTGAATAATATCTTCTTTTCCTAATGGCATATAATTATTTTATTCTTTTTGCTAGCAGAACTATTGTATTTTTTAAAATTATAAATAATTTTAAAGCCTTTATTCTAAAAGTCAAATTATAATAAAATTAAAAAAATTAAAAAAAAAATTAAAAAAATTAAAAAAAGGCTTGACATATTAAATCAATTGTTTTATTATTAATTCACAACCAATTAATTATTAACTTAAATAAAATAACTATGACAAATAAAAACAAAGCAAAACAAAGAATGGCTCAAGTATTATTTGAAAATGAAGCTTATCCAATGCTAACAAGCGGATTGTTTGATGATATTTTGTTTAATGTCTATAACAATGTTAGATATATTCAAGCGATATATCAAAGACAATCAAAAATAAGACAACAAGCTACCAATTAATTATTAACTTAAATAAATAAAACAATGACAAATAAAATAAACATTTCATCTTTTTACGAATCCGACGAAGATATACAAAGTGTTATTAATGTATGTAATAAATACTTTTATATTGATGATTATATAAATAAAAAACAATTAGAGTATGTAATAAAAAATAATGAAGTTTATCATTATTTTGATTATAACAATCACGATAGAAAAATTATTGAAGAATTACTTGATAATATGGAATATGTAAAAATTGATCATTTAGAAGTATCAGAATATAAAGCTAACGCAAGCCACTCATTAACGAAAGATTTAACTAAAAATATTTTGAATAATAACCAAGAAATAATAATTAAAAATGGAAATTCCCAGAATTACAGCTAATGGCCTTAAATACATGAATTTACAAGAAAAGAAATTTATATCAATATTAAATGAATTTGATAATAAATATTATGAAGTATTAAAAGAGGAAATTGAAGAAATCAGAAATGATTATGAGGAATCTTTATTGATGCCAGAAGATTATATCACTATAACAGAAGAATTAAAGAAGTATCTATAAAAAAAGCCTCTAGAATTAATAAAACTCTAGAGGCTATAACCAATCTTTATTAACTTAATCCTTACAATGAAAACTAAATGCTGCCATAAAAAAGATCTTGTCAATATAAAACTACTAAATTTATTTTTGTTTGTCAAGCTTTTTTTTAAAAATATTTTAAAGCTTTTTTTCTTTTTTAAATAATATTATAGTTTATAAGGTATTTTTTATGAAATTTTTTAAAAATACTTTGCAATCAATTAAACAAAGGGTTAAGAAATTTTTTTCTTTAAAATTTAATGGCATTATGTTCAAAATGATACAATTTCTTTTGTAATTCTTTTTTTCTTTTTTTTGTTGTTTTATAATTAATTCTAAATCTAGGGTACAATCAAAATATTTTATGCAGAAGGGTTATCCTAGTCCCTTCTGCGCCAACCAAAAAAATAAACTAGGAAGATGATACGAGAAAAAAAAGGATTTATATTCTACAAGTCTTTTTACGAAGCAATAAAAGAACTTTCCAACGAGCAACAATTAAAACTCTATCAAGCAATTTTTGAGTATTCTTTTGAAGAAAAAAATAAAAAACTCGAAGGAATTTCAAAAAGTATCTTTACATTAATAAAACCTCAACTAGAAGCAAATCATAGAAAGTTTTTAAACGGCTGCAAAGGTGCAGAGCATGGAAACAAAGGGGCGGAGCATGGAAAAAAAGGGGGCAGACCTAGAAATGAAAACCCCCCAGAAAACCCCCCTAATGATGAAGCAAAAAACCCCCCAAAAAACCCCCCCAAAGATAAAGTAAAAGATAAAGATAAAGATAAAGATAAAAAAACTAAAGCAAAAAAAGATTTTTTTGATTTAGATGTTCCTGATTATGTAAATAAAGAAATTTTAAAAGACTTTATTGATACAAGAAAAAACTCAAGAAGCCCAATGAATAAACAGGCTTTTAAGCTATTAATAAAAAAGATTAAAGATTTTAAGGAGCAAGGACAGGATATTGATAAATGCTTAGAAGAGGCAATATTAAGCAACTGGAAGTCAATATACCCATTAAAAGAAAGCAGGCAATCAAAGCCACCGATAAATATTAACACTAAAGAATACAACTATGGAACAAGCGGTAAATTTTAATATAGAACAAAAAGAAGTAATTTATAATTGCGAGATACACGGAGAGCAAAAAAACATTTTAACTGGTCTTAATGGCAAGTTTTCAAATCCTTATTGCGAGATATGCCTTGAAGAGAAAAAAAACCAAGAAAAGGAGCTGGAAGAACAGCAAAAAAAAATAGAAGAGGAAAGGAAAAGAGAGATTATAAAACAAAGCAGTTTAATAAACTCACAAATACCACCACGCTTTTTAAAAGCCAGTTTTGATAATTATAAAACCACCACAAAAGAACAGGGTAATGCTAAAAAGATTTGTCTTGATTATGCTAGCAATTTTGAAAAAAGATTAGAAGCAGGGACAAGCCTTGTATTTGTAGGAACTTATGGAGCAGGTAAGACACATCTTGCTTGCTCAATAGCTCAAGAAATTATGAGGAAGGGTTATAGCTCGCTTTATGCAAACACTAGCAAAGCATTAAGAAGAGTTAAAGACACTTGGGGCGGAGGCGGCGAAAGAGAGCAAGAAGCAATGAATTATTTTATCAATCCTGATTTATTAATACTTGATGAAATAGGACTGCAACATGGATCAGAGGCAGAAAAAATAATCTTATTTGAAATATTAAATGAAAGATATATGCAATGCAAACCTACAATTTTAATCAGTAATCTAGATATTAAAGACTTAAAAGAATATATTACGGAAAGAGTTATTGACAGAATGAGAGAAGGCGGAGGGCAAAAAATTGTCTTTAATTGGGAAAGCAACAGGGGGCAGTAATGATAAATAGAGATTTATTTGGACTTCCAATAATACCGCAAGATATTAAAAACTTAAGAATGCCTTATATGGGATCTAAAAATAAAATCGCTGTTGACTTAATAAAAAAAATGCTAGAAGTAAAACCTAATGCAAAATATTTTTTTGATCTTTGCGGTGGTGGTGGTTCAATGTCTTTTACTGCTTCACAAATAGGGCTAAAAACTCACTACAACGAATTACAAACAAGCTTAGTTAAATTTATAGATTATATCTTTAATAGGCTTGAAAATGGCTTAAAAGGGCAATATGGATTATTTCCAGATGATTTTTATAATTTTATAGATAGAGATGAGTTTATGAAGTTAAAAAATGAAGATAGTATAAAAGGGCAATTTGCTAGAATATGTTATTCTTTTGGCAATAATCAGAAAGGTTATTTATTTGGAGATATAGAAAAAACAAGACATTTAGCTCATGATATAATAATGTTTAGATGTAAAAAGTCTTTGAAAGAGTTTAATAAGCTAAACAAAGTTAATTATGCAATTAGTAATGCTAAAACTTGGAATGAAAGAAGGTTGCATCATAAAGCTGAATGGCGTCAACATATGAAAATAAAAGATTGCCCAAAACTTGAACTTTTACAAAATATGGAAGGACTGCAACGACTGAAACAACTGGAACAACTGCAACCTATATTTACAACCTCTAATCTATCGTATAAAGAAGTTAAAATCAATACCCCTATTGAAGAAACTATAATTTATTTAGATCCGCCATATAGAAATACTGGCAAATATATTGAGGGTAAAGACTTTAATTATAAAGAATTAGATCAATGGTTTTTAGATAATAAATATACTTGTTTTATGAGTGAATATAATGCACCGCATGAAGTAATATTTGAGATAGATAAATTAAGTTTATTGAACCCAAAAGAAAAAAAGGAAATAATGCAAGAAAAATTATACTGGAACAAAAAATTATAAAATTATGCAAATAAACAATAGCATCATATTTACTTTAATTACAATAATAATAATATTAACTTTTTTCTTAAAAAATTTATGATTTTAAAAGATTTGATATGCAAGAAATGCCACCATATCTGGAAAGCAATTTGCGAAGAAAACAAAATAAAAGAAATGAAATGCAACAATGATAAATGCAATGAAACTGGATCAGTAATACCATTTTTACTGCATGGGAAAAAAGGTTATTAATCAATTAAATAAATAAAATTATGAAAGTATTATCTTTATTTGATGGAATATCAGGAGCAAGGCAAGCATTAAAAGAATTAGGTATTGATTGCGAGTATTATGCAAGCGAGATTGACAAATATGCAATACAGGTTGCTAAAACTAACCACCCTGATATTGTGCATATTGGAGATGTAAAAGGTATTGCAATTTATAATGACTGGGGTGATACTAGAGCATTTAGAGTTAATGAAGGCTGCCCTTTTACTGCTTATGATCAAGATGTTTCAGAAATAGATTTGCTTATAGGTGGTTCACCCTGTCAAGATTTATCAATAGCTAAAAAAGATAGAAAAGGATTAGATGGCGACAGATCAAGCCTATTTTATGAATACTTAAGAATATTAAATGAGGCTAAACCTAAATACTTTATACTAGAAAATGTTGCTAGTATGAGTAAAGCAAGTAAAGAGCTAATCACAAAAGAATTATTTGATATAGAGCCTATAATGATTAATAGTGCTTTATTAACTGCTCAACAACGCAAGAGGCTTTACTGGGTCGGCAAGTTAGTTGATGGCAAATATAGGCAAGTAAAGATAGAGCAACCAGAAGATCAAGAAATTTATTTAAAAGACATTATAGAAGATGGGGTTACTGATCGCGATAAATCATATTGCATTGATGCCAATTATCACAAGGGAGGTAATTTAAAAAGTTATTTTAAAAAAGGCAGAAGGCAGTTAGTTTTTAATAAACCATTAAGAGTAGGACATTTTAACAAAGGCGGACAAGGAGATAGAGTGTATTCTCAAGATGGTAGAACAGAACAGCGACTTGAAACTAGCTATTCAGAAAAAGCAAACTCCTTAACTACGGTGCAAAAAGACAGCATGCTTTTAAATGATTATAAAATTAGAAAACTAACCCCTACTGAATGTTGCAGACTTCAAGGCTTCCCTGACAATTATGTGTCAATGGTTAGCAATACACAAGGTTATAAAGCGCTTGGCAATAGCTTTACAGTGCCAGTAATTAAACATATTATTAATCAATTAAATAAATAAAATTATGACAAAATTAACACAAGAAGAAATTTTGGAGGCTCACAAGCTTAGAATTGAAAGAGCAGAACAAGGCCACAAACAAAGATTGAAGCTAGGAATTAACGCAGAGCAAAGCGAACAATCT